TGGCTAGAGTAGAAGAGCAAACTGGTTTTGTTGGTGTATTCTCTAACTTACAAATTGAAGATGCGGTTGTCAGCTCAACAGCTACAGCGATACAAGCTAAAAATAAAATGTTTATTCATCATTTTTCTAGTAGTGAAGATTTAGAAGATACAACGGGTATTTGCTCAATAATCAAAGATGCAACACAAACTAAAACTAGATGCTTGTATTATTCGGTTAGCCCTCAAGAAGCTAATAAAATGAAGGCTGCTTGGGTTGGTCGTGCTTTTAGTGTTAATTTTAGCGGGTCAAATACTTCTCAAACAATGTTCAATAAAACATTGGCAGGAATAACTCCAGATGTTGCAATAAATCAAACTATACTAACTAAAGCAAAAGATGCTGGGGCTGATATTTACGGATCGGTTAGTGGTTTAGGTGTTACTTTTTCGCATGGTGCTAATGATTTCTTTGATAATGTCTATAATCAACAATGGTTTAAATTTACCGTTGAAGTATCTAGTTTTAATTATCTAAGGAAAACTAATACCAAGAAACCACAAATTGAAAGCGGTATGGACGGACTAAAAGCCGCTATAGCTAATAATGCGTGCGAAAAGGCAGTTAATAATGGAGTTATTGCACTTGGCTTAACTTGGAATTCAGCAGAAACATTTGGTAATCCAGAAGACTTTAGAAGAAATATAACCGACAAAGGTTATTTCATTTATAGCCTACCTATTGCACAACAAGACCAGTCAGAGCGTGAAGCAAGACAAGCTCCACTTGTTCAAATTGCTATTAAATTAGCAGGGGCTTTACATTCAGTAAATATTATTGTTAACATTGAAAGATAATTAAATTATGTCTACAAGTACACAAACAGGAAACGACACTATCACAATTAACGATAGAGTTTTAACCGACTTCGGCGATGGTTCGGTTGTAAGTATAACATTCCCAAATGAATTAGTTGCAGTAAAGACTGGTAAAAATGGCAATGCTATTTATTCTCTTAATGAAACTGGTAAGCAAGCTGATGTTGAATTAAGGATTTTAAGAGGTTCTAGCGATGATAAATTCTTAAACTCAATCAAGCTATCAATGCAATCTGATATTGCATCCTTTGTCCTTCTTAATGGCGAATTTGTTAAAAGAATTGGTGATGGCTTAGGTGGTGTTAGCCGTGAAATAATATCACTTAGTGGTGGTGTATTTTCACAAAGCAACGACACTCAAAGCAATGTTGAAGGTGACACTGAACAGGCTTTAACAATTTATAGATTAAAATTTTCTAACGGCTCAAAATCAATAGCATAAATTTATGACAAGCAACGAAATAATATTTGATAATGGAGATGAGGCGGTAATTAATATTGCTTCATTTTCAAACTGTATCAAACTAAAAAGTGCAATAGCTAGAGCTCTATTAGCTCAAGGCGTAAAGCTAGCTAATATTGATTTAAACAATGCTGAAACTATCATTGATAGCATTTTGGCAGTAGATTGCAGCGAAGATGTTTTAAAAGCAGTCTTTGCTTGTATTGGTAAATCTACTTATAACAAAGAAAGAATAACAGAGGCTACCTTTGAAGATGAGAAAGCTAGGGAAAATTATTATGAAATAATCATTGAGTGCTTAAAGCTAAATTTAAGCCCTTTTCTCAAGCCCCTTATTTCAAAGTTAAATGGCTTAGCGGTCAAAAAGGAAGGAAGCCTGAAATAGAAATTGCAGCAAGCGAGCTAGATTTAATTTGTTTAAGACTAGCTAAGGCAGGGTATGGCGGGGGCATACCTCAAAGCATTGCAGATATGGATTGTGATTGGGTTATGAAAATAATTCAATATGAAGATTTTTGCAGTGATTATGAAAAAGCATATTTAGATTTAAATAAAAATGGCTAGCGTAGGAGAATTATTTATAAGTTTAGGAATTAAAGCCGATGAGGCTAGCCTTAAGCGTGTAGATAATGGTATTAAATCAATTAGAAATGGAACTATTGCTCTCGGTGCCGCCTTTGCTGGTGCAGTTGTAGGGCTTGATAGATTTGTTGATGGCTCTTTGCGTGGCGTTGTAGCTTTACAAAATTTATCTAATCAAACAGGGCTTGCGATTGAAGAGTTGCAAAAATGGCAACAAGCAGGTCAATTATCTAATCTAGCTATTAGTGCTGACCAAATAGCTCAATCAATAGGCAATGTTCAACAAAACCTATCACAAATAAGACTAGGTCAAGGCGATATAACCCCCTTTCAATTATTAGGCGTCAATGTTGGCCAAGATGCTTTTGGCGTATTAGATGAATTAAGAGGCTCAATTAAAGGTTTAGACAATGCAACAGCTACTAACCTATTAACTCAAATTGGATTAACCCCCGACTTTATCAATATTTTAAAATTAAGCAGACAGGAATTTGAAGAATTAAGCGAAAACACTTTTTTAAATCCAAAGCAAAGAGAAAATATTGACAGGGTAGGAACTAGCATAAAAGCCCTAAAATTAAGATTCATAGCCTTAAAAGATCAAGCGGTTGCAAAGATAGCTCCACAACTAAACGAGCTAGTGCAGCAATTCTTTAGTTGGTTAAAAGATAATGGCGATAAAGTAATAAATATAATTACAGGGTTTGCAAAGGGATTTACTTTATTTGCTCAAGCCATAGGTAACGCCTTTAATGTTCTAGCTAATTTTATTTCAAATATTACAGGAATTGAAAGCGGTGTTAAAGCCCTAGCCCTAGCCTTTGGTGCAATAACTTTGGCAATGCGTCCTATGCTTCTTGGCTTTACTGCATTGTTGATTATATTAGATGATATAGCAGTATATCAAAAAGGCGGTGAAAGTCTTATTGGTAACTTTATGGATATGTTCTCAGGTGGCGATAAGGTAGTAGGTCTAAAAGCCTTTGCGGTAGGTGTAGGGTTGTTAGCTTTATCTTTTGGTAGACTTGGTAATTCGTTGAAATTATTTAAAGGCGCTAATCTTTTAATGCTTGGCAAGTTACTTGGAATAGGTGGCTTGGTATTTGGTGCAGGCTTCACAGGTGCAAAATTAGGCAAGATGGGTGCAGGTGCTTTAAATGAAAATGAAGGCTTTACTAATTTTATTGATAAAATACTAGGTAACAACCAAAATTCTATAAATCAAAGAATAGGCTTAAATCCTGCTTTATCATCAGCAACAGGAGTTACAACGATTAATAATAATGTAAGTATTAACGGTATTCAAGATCCAATAGCGGTAAGAAATGAATTAACAAGGGGTCTTGATAATATCACAAGCGATACTTTAAAAAGGGTTCAATCAAGTCAAGGTAATAATTTATAATATGGTTGCAGCACCTCCAAATACAAGTTTATCAATACCAACAGTAGATGGCATAACTAAAAATGCTGATATAGCTAGTGGTTTAGTTGGTAAATATGTTGTATCTCCTATTGCCAATTTAGGGCTTGCAGGGCTTGGCTTTGATATTTATGAAGAGCATAAAATAGAATTGCAAGCTGATATAACGGATCATTACACGGAGCAAAACACAGCCGTTCAAGATAATATAGCTAACAAGCCGCTTATGTGCACCTTAAGGGGTCTTGTAGCCGAGCAAGTAGCAGAAAGGGCGGATTCTAAAGGGGAATTTGTAGAGCTATTTAAAAAGCTAACTGTAATCAATAGCTATGTCCCAATAGTAACACAACAAGCAAGACAATTAAATAATGTTATAACTGGTCAAAAAGCTGACAAAGTGCAGTTACTAGATGATTCTTTAGGTGCTGGTGTTGATATTTTTAAAACATTTAAAGAATTAAATCCACCAAAGACGAAACAAGCTAAGGCATATAATTTTTTGAAAGCCTTATATGATGCTAAACAATTAGTAGGTGTTGACACTCCTTTTGGCTTTTTAAAGAATATGGCAATTCAAAGCTTGGTTATAACACAAGGGGATAATGCTTTTCAGTCGGATTTATCGGTTACTTTAAAACAAATTAGATTTGCCACTACTCAGACAATAGAGCTAGATGCTAATCAATATCAAAGTAGGACGGCTAATCAAAGATCAGATGTAAAAAACAAAGGCAAGGTTGAAGGTAAGAAAAAGGATTTAAAATCAATAGCAAGTAGATTTTTTGGAGGTTAAGATATGTCTAAACAAATAACAGAAATTTCAAGCGATGCTAGGCAGTTATTAACAATAACAACCGACGCGCAAGATACTTTTAGCTTAGAGTTATCTTATAGCGACTTGCAGCAAGCTTGGTTCTATAATATCACTTTTGGCGATACTGTAATTAACGGTCGTAGAATTGTAAATGCTGCTAATATATTAAGAGCTTTTAGAAATGTTTTACCTTTTGGCATTGCTATAACCTCAACAGATGCAGGCGAGCCAATATTTCTTGATGATTTTTCAATCGGCAGGATAGAATTAATAGTTTTGGAAGCGGAAGAAGTGGTTCAAATTGAAACAGATATTTATATTTCATGAAATTTGGCAGACAATATAAATTATTGGTAGAGATCAAAGAAAAAGGCAAGCTAACTGAATTTATAGAAATAGCTAATCCATTGACGATTGAATTTCAGATTGAACGAAGCACGGGGGCGTCTCTTAATAATGCAATACTTAGGGTTTACAATTTAAAAGAAAGTAGCAGGTCGGTTATATTTCAAAATAGATTCGATATGAAAAATCGAACTATTGACAAGCGTAGAATTGTTTTGCAAGCTGGTTATGGCGAGCTATCAACAATCTTTATAGGTGATTTGATGGAGGCTTATTCATACAGGCAAGGCAGCGATATAATAACCTATATGCAAGCATTAGATAGTGCGGCACTTACCTATAATTCATATATAAATAAAACCTTTGATAAAGGTATAACTAGGAAGGATTTATTTGATGAATTAGCCAATTTTATTGGGTTAAAAAAAGGTGCGGTAGGCGAAACAGAAGGGGAATATAAAAGAGCCGTGCCAATTAATGGCAATACTTTTAATTTACTTGATAAAAATTTCAAAGATGAATATTTTATTGACTTAGAGACTATAAACAAGTTAAAACCTAATGAGGCTATAAAAGGCCAATTATTTAATATTAATTCAGAAACTGGACTGTTAGGCACGCCATTATTGCAAGGAACTTTTATTAATGTTGATCTGATATTTGAGCCAAGAATAAGAGTGGGTCAAGTGGTGCAAATTGAATCGGCTTTTAATCCAAAGTTTGACGGTCAATATAAAGTAATTGGCGTTAAGCATAGTGGCACGATCTCAGAGGCTACAAGTGGCGAGGCTAAAACTAACTTACAGCTACTAACTGGCGATAAATTAACTAAAGGCTTAAAATTTGTATCATGATAGATAAATCAAACCCCGACTTAATAGATATTTTAGATGGATTGAAAATAGATATTTTCAAAGAATTAAATTGCCATAAAATAGGCACGATAGAAAGCTTTGATAGTGATAATCAAACTGCTACAGTTAGCTTAATTGATAAAGGCGTAAGAGATACTATTGATGGCGAGGTGTTACAAACTTATTCATTGTTGCAAGATGTGCCAGTTATTGTAAACAAAGGGGCGAGCGGTGGCTTAACAATACCTATAAATGCTGGCGATACTTGCCTAGTGCTATTTAATGATAGAGATATTGATAATTGGTTTGATGATGGATTAAGCCAAAAACCTAATACAAAGAGAACTCACGACTTAGCAGATGCTATTGCTTTAGTAGGTATTAGAAGTCAAGTTAATAAAATAACTGATTATAATAATACGGCGACAGAGCTTAATTATCTAGCAAATAAGATTTTACTTGATAATTCAAAAATTAGCTTGCTTAATAGTGCTGGCGGTCAAATAAATTTAGATGATAAATTGGAGCTTAAAAATACAGCAGAAAGCTTAAAGGCTATAATTGATGAATTAATAACAATTATAACTAGCTTGCAATGTGTAGACCCAGTTAGTGGCAATCTACCTATTGACGCTGGCACGGCTTCAAGCTTAAGTGCATTATCAACTAGAGTAAGTAATTTATTAAAATGACTACTATTAGATCTTTAGATAAAAATGATGATTGGACTTTTGGTAAGGGTAAAGCTGATTATAAAAAATCCAATGAAGGCTTAAAACAACATATCATATCTAGGGTTAGAGAGTGGAAAACTGATTGTTTTTTTGCTCAAAATAACGGCGTAGATTGGAATAATAGATTGGGCTACAAAAAGCAAAAAGATATATTAATTGATGAAGTAAGGGACATTTTACTTAAAACTAACGAAGTAACGGAGGTTTTAAGTTTAGATGCGAACATAGAAAACAGACAAGCAACAGTAACGGCAAAAATCAAAACTATATATTCACAAAGTGAAACTATAGTTATAACTCAATAATGAGTACATTAGATCAAAACGGATTAGTTACTGATAGCTTAAATGAAATTATCACGGCTTTTGAAACTGGCTATAAAAATATTTATGGCAATGATATAGCTATTTCTAGCGACTCACCCGATGGACAGAGAATAAATATTGAAGCTCAAGCAATAAGAGATTTATTGGAATTATTGCAAACAATCTACAACAATTTTGATTTAGATCAAGCCAATGGCGAGGCTTTGGATAGACTAGCTCCATTGTTAAATATTGCTAGGCAAGGTGCAACATTCACACAGCAACAAGTAGAAATAACAACTGATAGAAGTTTAACTTTAGAAGGGCTTGACGATGACGCAAATAATATTGATGGCACAGGCTACACAGTAGCAGATAATACAGGTAATGAATTTATTTTGCTTGATACAACTAATATCGCTAGTGCTGGTACTTATCTTTTAACTTTTAGAGCTAAAGAATTAGGCTCAATAACAACGCTACCTAACACAATAACAAACCCAATAACCGTTGTTCTAGGCGTAACTAATATTGACAATCCAAGCGGTGTTTTGGAGCTTGGCAAGGATGGAGAATTAGATTCTCAATTTAGATTAAGATTATCAAGATCAAGTGCTAATAGATCAAAGGGCTTTACAGATGGCTTGTTAGGCGATTTGTTAAATGTAGATAGCGTAACCGATGCAAGAGTTTATGAGAATTTCACAAATACAACTGATGCAAACTCAATACCAGCTCATTCAATTTGGGCTATCGTAGAAGGTGGTTCTAATACTGATATTGCTAATGGTATATATACCAAGAAAAATAGCGGATGTGGTTTAAAAGGTAGTGTAGCCGTTGATATAATTAAAGATAATGGCGAGATATTCCAAGCTAAGTTTGACCGACCTACTTCTAAAAATCTATGGATTCAATTTAATTTAAAATCGACAGTTGCAGGAACTTCTTTTGATATTGACGGCATAAAGCAATATATAACTGATAACCTAACTTTTGAGATTGGCGAGGCTGCTGAGACTTCAAGAGTAACAGCTATTGCTTTAGAAGCTATAAACTCTTTAGGAGGGGGTGGTGTGCCCTTAAATTTAGAAGTGTCAGATGATGGTATAACTTATGTTAACTTTTTAGATGTTGCAACAGTTGATGAAAAATGGATTGTTGATAATGCAAGGATAACTATTACAGAAATCTAAAATGGCAATAGATATTAAAGAAGTTTCGAAATATTATCAAAACTTATTGATTATACAATATAATCAAAAAGAAAAAGCTAAGGCTGAGATTGATTTATTTGTAAAAAACTTACTCAATAATGATATTTATTCGCAAGTCGAAAATGCTTTTAATCTTGAAACTGCGGTTGGTAAGCAGTTAGATGTTATAGGTAAGCTAGTCGGTGTAAATAGATTTTATCAAGCTACAGGCGAGGCTATAGGTGATAATGGTCAGGTTGTAGAATATATCGATGTAAACACGCTTTATAATGTAGAAATAGCTGATTATAACAGTAATACTTATGGCTTGGAAGTTTCAGAATATGCAAGCTTGCAAATCGGTAATAAATTAAATGATAATGATTATCGCTTAATTTTAAAACTTAGGATTGTTCAAAATAATTCAGATCATAGCGAAAAATCTATCGATGACGGATTATTTCTATTTTTTGAAGATAGGATAGTGCAATCAGCAAGTGATAATATGACTATGGTTTATTTTGTAAAAAGTAATGAAAGCCGAGTAGCTTTAATTGCATTTAGCAAAGGTGTATTGCCAAGGCCGATGGGTGTAAATCTAAATGGATTAATTGTAAGAGATCAGCCTTTCTTTGGCTTTACGACTTATGATACACAAATAGATAGTAGCAATGTTGCAGGCTTTACGACTTATGATACTGATGCTGCTGGCGAAATATTAACTTATGATAAAATAATTCAATTATAATGGCTAAACTCACAAGAAAAACGCAAAAACTATTTGCAAAAAATGTTGATAAAGGAGTATTTGGTAGCTTCAAAGATGGCACGCCAACCACAACAACCGATTTAGATTTAATACAATCAAGCGATTATTTGAACGGCTGGATTGAAGGCTATAAAGATAATAACGGGGATAAGCAAGCTGCTATTGAAGAGCAAAATGCTTTAAAATATGTCAATGATTATCAAAATGCTTATTTGTTGCAAGAGGGTATAGCGGAATATGATGCAGGCACAGAATACCATATTGATTCAATGGTTAAAGAGAATGGCACAGGTTTAATTTATAAATCTTTAATCAATACCAATATTGGGCAAGCTCTAAGCAATGCTTCAAAATGGCGTAAACTTGGTAATTTAGATCAAGCTAACAATGTTGTAATTGTTAAGCAAGAAAGTGATTTCAAAAATCAAGACGCATCTAATATCTATTTAAGAGATACTAACACGATGTATTATATATCAGTTAGTCAATTAATTATTACAAAGAATATAGTCTGTGATTTAGATGATTTATCTGTTGCTTTTGTTGGCTCGGGTTTACCCAATACTCAAATTATTTTTGCTGCTACTTCTAACGGATTTAGTAATACTTCTGGAAAAAGAGTTAAATATCTATATTGGAAGAATTTAAGATTTTCAGGTGCAACAGGTACTACTCCACTTGCAACATTGACAGGTCACCCCACAAACTCTTTAGAAAGTGAGGTAGTATGTTCACTATGTCAGTTTGAAAATTTCTCAGGTGCAACTTTTATCAATATGACTGGTGTTTTTTGGCTTGGAGTTAAGCAATTTCAAGTTGGAGAATTAATTTATGATAATGTTTCGGTTGTTAATCATATTAATTTTGTTGGTCGCCATTTTGTATCAACTGGAAATCCTTTTTATACTTTTAAAACAAATTTAAGGCAAGCCAATATTTCATCATCTGCTTTTTTTCAAGCAAAAGGAGAATCTATTTTAAATGTTGATCCTGCAATTTTACCTACTTCTGGACTGTCTGTAGGGGCTGCCGTCCCTTATCAAGGAGATGTATTTGGTGGTATAATCCAATTTGCAGATTTAGGAGGTGGTCAAACTAGGGTTATTGTAGCTGGTGGACATTCCTTTGAAAATAGCGATGTAGTTAATATTGCTTTTACTGCTAATTATAATGGTAGCTATACTGTATCTAATGTCATTAATATAGATCCGACTTTCCAATTTGGAACTTTTGATATAACCGCTACTTTTGTAGCTGATGATGCTCAAGGTGTAGCAACGCTACTTGATGGCAGTAATATCTATATAGATAACTTTTTTAAACAGGGAGTAATCGACGATATAACATCTGTAACAGATAGCGGAGGTCTAGCTTTATTTACTACAACTGGCACAGCTCCAACAACTGGGCAATCATTATTTATCAAAGGCACTAATAATTACGATCAAGGGGGTTATGCAGTTAATGTAACTGGAACAACATTTACTTTACTTGATAGCTTTGGTGTAGCCGTTCCATTCACCTCTGCTGAGACTCCAGCAAATGCAATATTTAATACAGGTAGCTTAGATCAAACAAATAATGTTGTAACTACGAATAATACTGGCGGCATTATTCCCGACTCTCAAACGCTAGGTAACAACATATTGACTTCAACAATTGCCTTTCCTGCGACTACAACACTAATAGAGGTAGTAACTGGTACTTGGTTAAGTGATGAAACGGAAAGATTTAAAGCGACATCGACTGGCAGCTTGATTTATACAGGCAAAACAACTGCTACAGTCTCAATATCTGCGAAAGTAATAGCTCAAAAAACATCAGGCACAACTGCTGAATTATTTGTTAATGTAATGCGTAAAGATGCTGGTCAACCTTCTTTTGTAGAAATAAGCAATCATCCATCAACTAGAGGAGAACTACTATCATCAAGAGCTAACACTTATCCAATAACAACAATTATTGATAGCATAAGCACAGGCGATGAAATAGCAATTGGTATTGCTGGCGATTCCTCTTTTACTGTAGATATTTTTTCAATCGATATGAATATTAAAAAATAATGAAAGCATTAATAAAACCTTATTTAGAATCGCAAGGTATCAATGAAGACTTTAAAATCTTATTCTTGCGATACACTACTAGAATTTATAAAGCAGATAATGGCTTTTATAAAATAGAGTTTCCTCTGTGGCGGTTTAACTGCCCTAAGCCTTCTTTTTCCCACAATGAAATTAAAGAAGCTTTATTAAATGATTTAAAAGATGCCAAGATAGATTATGTCAATAGTAAATATGCAGGAGATCAATCAACAATAGATTTAAAAATTTCTGAAATAAATAACTTATCAACTGAAGAAGATTTAAGAAATTATGGCTAATATTACAAGAAAGCATTACAAATTATTTGCAAACGCTGCTACTAACAATGGTCAATTTGGATCATCACAAGCAGGAACTAAAATAGAAAGCAATGACCCCGACATTATCCAAGCCCTAGCTGCTTATGATAACGGCTGGTTAGATGCTACAAGCGGAGCTACTAAGCTACCACCACTTGAAGAAATGCAAGGCTTGCAATATAACAATAGCCGCCAAATTTATTATTTAACACAAAAAGGTATTCCCGAATATAACGCATCACTTGACTATCATATAGGAGACATAACAAGAGAAATAGGTGGCTCAAAGGTTTATGAATCAATCACAAATAACAATGAAGGTAACGCCTTAACTGATGTTGCTAATTGGCAATTATTAGGTGATTTAGCTAATTTAATTAATACGCAACAAGCCACCACAACAGCACTAGGAACAACCCTACTCCCTAAACCAATAACAATAGCCAACAACTCAACCGACTCTGACCACGATATAGATTTTGGAGCTGGTGTTATGAATTTTGATGATGGCAGCGGACAGGCGGCAACTAGTGCATTGACTAAACAATTTGATGCAACCTTTGCTCTTGGCGATGATGCAGGTGGTATGGTAAGCGGCGAGTCTTTACCAACTGATGGCTTAGTTTATATGTTTGTTATATCAACAGCAGATGGAACGCTAACTGACATTATAGGCACTACAACAAGAGATGGCTCAACAATTAGTGGCGATAGTGTTGTTAGCACTAATAGCTTAACCAAAAAGCAATATATCGGTGCTTTTTATACCGATGCTAGTAATAATATATTGGCTGGTCAATATTTTGTAAATAAAAGCGGGTATAGATTCCAATATAAAGGTTATATTTTTGTTGATAACTCAAGTTCTATTTCAAGAAAAGCTATTAACATGAGAGTACCACCCAATGCAAAGGTAGATTTTTTAGCTCAATCAGGGGGCAATAGTTCAACAATTTGTTTTACATTGTACACAAATTTAAATGACTTTAATATTAATCCTCAGAACAATTATTGCAGTCAAGGAACAAATATTAATTTTGGAGGATACTCTCAACTTTCAGAAACAGCAAATGAGAACGGTGAAATCGGCAAAAGGAGTAATAATTTATTAACAAGCTTTAATTCTACACGAACTAAAGGCTGGGAAGAAAAATATTAAATTAATAAAACTATGGATATTTCAAGAAATACAGTAACAGGCGAAATTAAAAAAGAAACTAACCTAAGCGGCACTTTTAGAATAAATGATTGGGTAGATTGCATTGACCGCACAACTGGGAATATAAAAGCTGATGAGAAGCCTTTAATTGACACTTGGGAGCTAACGCAAGCTAAAGAAAAAAAGCTAAAAGAGCTTGAGGGTATAAAAGATGATTTAGATTCAAGTAATTATAATCATTATCACGATGATTTATTTCCAGCTTATGAAGTAATTGATGGTGTTTTGCAAACAGAGGCAGGCGGTGTAAGCTTTCAAGTAGATTTACAATTTAGGCAAGTTAATGGCAGAAATATTGTTGATATTATTAACTATATTAAAAATGCTAATTTTGAGAATAGAGTAAGAACTCTTGAGAGTAATACAGATAAGTTGCAAGAGTTTATAGACTATTTTTGTGATATTATAGATAGTGCTGGTAATTTTTTACGCAAAGGACAAGTTAGGCTTGATATTAAATTAGCAAGGGCTTTAGAGGGTCATGTGTTGTATAGATTAGCTATCAATAGCACTTATTTTAGAAGCATTAAAGAATCTATTAATAACTCAACAACAGTTGCAGAAATTGAATCAATCGAAATTCCTAAAAATGAAAATGGCACAAGGCTTGATTTATCTTGAAATGAAACACTCCCACAAAACAAACATAATTTTATGCAAATACCTTTTAAACTAATGTTAGATTATATCTCTTCAATTATCTATGGTTTTGTTGCTTTCTTATTTTTAGGCATGGTTACACTTATTTCAAAATTGGGTGTTACTGTTTATAAGTCAAGAATTGGAGAAAGATTTGACGATTTAGAAAAAAGAATTACCAAAATAGATTGTAAAGAGACTAAACAGCGGCAAGCTATCAAAGAGGAATTAAAAGATTATTTTAATACTAGATTAGATCAGATGGAAGATGATTTGAAGCTAAGTGTTGCTAGGCACGCCAGTAGAAATATGCAAGAGCCTTTAGATAGATTATTTAAATTACTAGAAAAAGATAAAAATGAAAAAAATAAATATTAAACAGTTAGAGCGTATACACAGGCTAGAGAATATCCAGGAAGAAATAAACAAGCTAGAGCATGATAAATTTCACGCTTTGTTTTATATTAAAAACCTCAATTTTAAAAACCTACTTAATCCGTTATTTTCGCTCACAAGATTAGTCCATAAGATCAACGGCGATTTAGCAATAGATCATGTTGGTTATATTAAAGGCTTTGATGAAATAGACTCAACAAGTATTTATAAAGCTGAAACAGTAGACGCTATGCTTAGTGGTGTTGAGATTAATGATTTATTGGATTTTGTCAAGCACTATGATGGCAGAGTTATTATAGCCACTTTTGATAAATTTGATAAAAAAATTATTAAAGATTTTACAAAAAAAATACACGGCTTGCCTTATGGTGAGATGTCAGCAGCAATGTCAGCACTAGATAGCGACACTATTAACGATATAACTAAAAAACTAAACTTCAAAGTAGATAGCAAAGATAATGAAGAAATACTTGATATTAGTTTAGAAAAGATATTTTGTAGTTTTAAAACTGCACTACTTTTAGAAAAACTTGGTCATGATACTTCTATTATTGAAAATGGAGTAGCTAAAGAAATGACACCATATAATGTATTTCAACTCGCTTTGCATTATGCAAGCAGTATTAAACTTTTTTGCAAAAAATAAATGAAAGCTATCAAAGATATATTAGACTATTTTAAATATCTAAGAAGTATGGGTATGGGAAAATGGCAATCAAGGATATTTTTTTTGACAATATTTATTTTAGGTTGTTGTATTGGATATGCTTTAATACTTGTTGCTAGTAATACAAATTTGCAGCAATTAATCGAATTAAAAAACAATGTTTGAAATATTTGCAGTTGCTGGATCAATACTTTTATCCTTTCTAGTTATTTTTAAAAGTGGCGAAAGCAAAGGCAAAAGAAAGGTTATTGATAATCTAAAAAAAGAAACTAAAGAATTTAAAATTAAGCATAATGAAAGCATTAATAAAGCTGATAAAAAGCATAGCAATACTAAGTCTAGTTCTATGTTTAGCATCATCTTGCGAGAGCAAAAAACTAATAAAGATAGAAAGTGATTTTTGCAGCACTTATATTTACCCGCAAGATTATATGGATAAATCTTTAGAAGAATATGCCTTTATTCTTGAAGAAGAAATTTTAAGAAAAGAAAAAAATAATCAAGAATTTACAAATGAAGAAAAATTAATTTTATATTTTAGCAAATTAATTGATCGAAACAAGCAGCGATATATTGAAAAATGTGATAAATTAAGTCGACGACATTGATGTCGCTACCAAAGCAAAAACCCTTGATTTACTTGGGTTTAAAGCGCCTTAAAAAATATTTATGATGAAATTTATTAAAAACCTACTATCTATTTTTTGCAAAAAGAAAAAGCCAAGCAAGAACATATATGGCAATAATGAAAGGTATCAGCAAAATAGTGCCAGCCTCATTGAAATTGAAGAACTTGGAAATGCTAATTTTCACTATACCGAGTTTTACGCTTCAAGAACAGCTAGAGAACAAGGTATAAATAATAGACCGACCGAGCAAAGAATATTAGAAAATTTGCTTAAAACCTCCGATAAATTGCAGCACCTGCATCTATTTCTACAAGAAAAATTTAATACTAGTAATGTTGTAATTACAATAACAAGTGGCTACAGAAATTGGCAGGTTAATCTATTAGTCGGTGGCTCTCCTACTAGCCGCCACATGGCAGGTTTAGCCGCTGATATTAAAGCTACAATATTGGGTATGGAATTAGCCCCTGATAAACTAGCAAGGTTAGTTATTCAATCTAGAATTCAATTTGACCAATTATTAATTGAAAATAATATATTGCATCTAGGCTTTAGCGAACATGAAGCCGATAATAGAAATGAGGTTAAATTTGCTGAAAAAATAAAAGGCAACTGGGTAACTAGAAAAATAAGTATTTAATACAAGTATACTTTAACTAAAGTAGTGATTTAGTGTTATTTTTATAAAATAAATGACAAATTATGTTTACAAGATTAAAAAGATTTATTAAGTCTTTGCCAAAGAAAATAAGAAAGATATTTACAAAAAGGATTATATGAAAAAATCATTAATAATACTTATTAGCTTTTTCTTTTTTAAGGACGCGCAAGCAAAGACAGAAAGGTATTATCAAGATATACATTGCGATCTCGTAAATGGCGCTACAGAGGTTAGAAATGATGATAGTACAAGAGTTGATTGCTTAACTAAGGCAGAAGCCATTGAGTATGACCACGCAAAGAAATGGGCTGAATGTTTAGGGCAAGCTCTATATTATGGAGCAAAACAAAATAAAGAGCCGCATTGCCTACTTATTGGCAGCAAAGAAGATTATGACAAATATTCTAAAAGGATTGAATATGTTGTTAAATATTACAATTTGCCTTTAAAAATTAATTGGATTGAAAAATGACATTGACTGTAAATTTAACAAATAATCTAGTAAGTGATTTGACAAAGAACTTATTAGGAGGTGTAGGCACGCCACCGCCACCAGAAGAGCCAGAAACTATATCTAATTTAATAGCTTGGTTTAAATGTAACGATTCTAGTCAATTTGTTTTTAATGGCGCATCTAAGATTAGTCAGTGGAATGATGCTTCGGGTAACGACAACCATCTAACACAAGTTACATCTACAAATCAACCTACTTACGATTCAATAAATAAAAAAGTTATATTTGATGGTGTTAATGATTTTTTGAGCTGCCCTGATATATTTAATGGAGTAAATACTATTAGTGGATTTGTTGTTATTAAAGATACTTCATCTGGTGCAGTCGCCGCTCGTAATGGATCGCATTGGAAATTTGGATCACCTTCTAAATTATCTAATCATTATGGGGGGATTGAAGCAGGAACAAATGGTGATATTTATGATGACTTTGGATCTAACGACCGTAAACAAGTTGCTTTTTCAGAGACTAGCGTCACTCTTAATAAAAATAAAGTTTATAATGTAGTGGTGAACAACTCATCAATGAATGTTTATTTAAATAATAGCTTAACTTTTGCAACAACATTTAATACTTTTAGTACAATAGCTACGCCTTCAATAGCGGTTTCCTTCAATAATTATTTTGAAGGTGAAATGCAAGAATTAATTTTTTATACAAAAAATGTTAATACAACTGAAAGAAACCAGTTATATAATTACTTAAACAATAAATACACATTAGACTCATGATATTTTTAGGATATAAAAAGTCGTCATTAGAATATTTTTATGATAAAGTAGGTCATGACTATAACCCTAAAGTAGGTACGGCTAACAATATACTAGGGTATAATCTTAACAATAAAACATATAGATATACTATGCCTATTTTACACAAAAACTCAACTTGTAACTGCGATGATAAACATATGCCTATTATTGGTAGCATTCAAGGTAATATTACGGATGTAATTTATGCTATTAATTCTGATTGCCCTTTGGAAGAGTTAAAAAAAGGATTAATTACTTATCAAGACGCACTAGAACTAGGTTATTTTGAAGTTAACAATGATTAAATTTCTTAAGACTTACTGGATGTTTATACCACTAGCTGCGGTATTAGTAGCTTATATTATTGTTGAGTGGATTCTATTTTAAAATCACTCCATTATCAATTAATATGTTGATCGCATCATCTACAGAATAAGCTAGATAATAGTTATCATTAATTGATTCATCACAAGTTTTTTGAAAATAGACTTGCTCGGGTGATTGTTTGTTTTTACCATATTTAAACTCAATATAAATATGCTGCATAATCTTATCTTTAAGCAATCTAAATTCAAAGTCAGGTATTCCTTTTGTTAGTCCTTTAGCTTTCAACAGAGAACCTGTTATGGCATTTCTTTTCTCGCCGCTAGGGCTATAAGACCAAAAACAACAATTAAGCTTGTTAAGGGCTTTATAATGCTTTATCGTATTTGCAAATTGTTTATGCTGTAAATCTTCTGGACCTAATGGCACTACTCTAAATCATTCTTTTTAATAACATCTCTAAAATCTTGATTTTTAGCACAAAACCCATCTGCGAATATGTCCCAAAGATCGCCTTCATTTGCCATTTCTGGAGCTTTTGCAGTATCTGTAAGTAATTTAACTTTAAAAGGAATAGTCATATTTTTTATTATTTATTTTTGTATCTTAAAAAGGTATAATTTCATCATCAACGATTTCTTCGCTAACTGCTGGCTGGCTATTGCTTTGAGTAGGAGCATCTAACAAAGAGGCATTAAGTATATTAACCTTAAAATATTTTCTAACTTGACCCTCTTTATCTGTAAATTCATCTACCATAATAGTAAATTCAGCATCAAATAACTTGCCATTGCTTTGAGTTAATGCAATTCTTGTTGAGTCTGTTATTTGTGATTTAAAAGCAACAAATGGCATATCTTTTGATACCCACTTGTCTTCTTTTTTACTAGATAAAGCGACTCTCCCACTAATAACCTTATCGCTTTCCCTTAAGTGAAATTGATCTTTTAAAAAAGATTTAGTTTGGTCATCCCAAATGTTTTGAAGCTTTAGCTTTTGCATATTTGTTTTATTGTTTTGTTAATAATTTAATCATCAGGGCAGGCAACAAAGGTAAAAATATGAACTAAAACCGAACCTGCCCTAAAAATTAAACTATAATTAGTATCTACTATTTTATTTTTAAAGTCAACCGATATTACTATAATATTTAACCATCTCTTCTTTTTCTTTTGATTCAAGCCTTATCTCGTGCCAACCTTGCCTTATTGCAAAATCTTCAAATTCTGTAATTAATTTAACCATTTCTTCTTTTGTAGCAGCCTTAAAACTTTTTGGTAAATATAAAGTTTTTTGCAATTTATCCACTAGATAATCAAAGCTATCAATAGTCATATTAACGCCAATAGCTTTTTTTTCCATTCTAATTTTCATTGCTTCTTTAAAAGCATCTTCTTCATTGGCAAGCTTTAAAAAACCCTCCCCATAAATACTAGTCTTTCCTAGCAGTCAGACTTGAGCTACCAAGCTTTCGATGGAATCGAACCACCTACATTACCAAACATCGTCACTTAGCAGAATCGAATTGCATTAATTTGCACTTATCTTTTAGCCGTGCCGACTACTCAACTAAATCTCGCATATAATTATCAATATTCAAGACAAAACCTCTATTAAAAGCCCACTTGCTTATTCTATCTAGAACAAGACTCATTTCTTTTTTACTAATACCACTAAAACTCTTGGCAATAGGCATTGGCTCGCCTTTCTTGTTTTTAATCTCTTTACACCAACCGCCAACATATTTAAGAATAAACTTAAACTCGTCTTTGTGAAACTCAACCTCACCTTGATTCTGCTGGCCTTGATTATATTGTGGTAATAGCTGATTTAATGCTTCATAAAAAGCTTTTAATTGATGATAGCTTTTACCTTTTTCTATAAAACCAAACTCACAATAAAAATCTTTGCCAGTTTCAAGATATTGCAACATTAGATTGCTATTTTCTTTTTGCTGCTGGGCGGTATTTGTATTAGCGTAGAAATAGATTTTATTCATCGCTTAGTCTTTCTCTTAGTTCATCAAGCCATATTGAAATATTGAATTTTATTTCTTCTATAAAATATTCGGCAGAATTTAAAGAGATACTTAAGAAATATTTGTTAGTATTCACTATACCGCCATAAGTTGAAAAATTATTTTTGTAATATTGCAGGGGTTTTGGTAGTAACTGATAATAACCGTCAACCTCGCAAAATAAATGGTTTTGATCATAATAACATATTGCTGGCAATATTTTAATATTATTAATAGTATCATTTACTTTTTCCTCAAAGTCCTTAAAATTAGAATAATCAAAACTATGAATATAGAATTTACCTTGATCAAATAAACAATCCGAATCAAATGTTGGATATTTATATTTAGTTGTAATTACAATTTTGTCTAAAGTAATTTTATTCATTGCATTCTAATAAATGTTGATGCTCATAGATATTGCCTATTACTTCCATATCTTCTAAATAATCGGGATGTAAATTCAATATCTTGGTTTCCTTCTCATCATTTATTGCATTAGCAAAGAAAGCATATTGACACCAATTAACCACGCCTTTATGCAGCCTCCCTGCATCATATTCATATAAAACGACATCCCCTTCATATATCAACACGCCATTTTTGTCTTTAAGTCCTGTTGATTGCATTAAATTAAATTCTTTTAATTTCCCTTTTATTTGACCACCAAAACCACCTTGCAATCCAATAAAATTTAACTCTCCATCACCTTCTTTGCAAAAGTCAGGAATAGCAAAGCCTACAAGATATGTCATAATCTTATTTGAGTCAAATACTCTAAACTTAAATCTATCGTCTATCATTATTGCCTAATATCTCATTAATTAATTTTAGTTTATTCTTTTCACTAATCTTATTAGCCATAGCCAAATAATAATCTTTATCACCACCAAGAATATTAGCCATTTTAACAATATTCTCTTCTTTAGGCGGCTTGTAGTCTCCTACTTCCATTTTGCTAATAAAAGTAGGGCTTAGATTAATCATATCTGCAAATTCTCTTAATCCTAAGTTTTTATTTAATCGCTCTTTTCTAATAAAAGCTCCGAATTTATTCATTTCTTTTTAATTACCTCTTCCATTTGATCTTTGCCATATCTAACAAAGTTTTGGAAATTATAGCCGACTTTACCATTTCGCTCAATTTCTAAATCATCGTATTCTATTAATTGATCTTTAGTAGCTCCTAATTTTAAGGCTTCAATTATTCTATCCATACTAAAAATATAACCGTCTATCTCAATATTTCCTCCGACTTCTTGGCTTTCCCAGTACCCACTGCATCTAAGTCCGTCATCTGTTATATCGCCGTCGTGAGCTGTAAATTCGTAACCATAATTGCAAAAATAGTGATTAGCTTTCCAATCTACATGCTCACAATCGAAATACTCGCCTACAAACTCACTTACAACATTATTGCAAGCTATGTAATATTCTTTTAATGCTTTACTCATCGCCCAATTCTCCCTTCATTATTCTTACACATTCTATAAGCTTATCAAATAAATCTTTATGCTCTCGCTCTAATTTATTAATTTTAGTTTTATCTCTTTCAAATAAACCTTCTATTTCTGAGCAACTGCCGCAACCTTCTATTTCTACCTTAAAATCTCTAAAATATTTTTCTGCACCTTGCCTCTTTACTTCTTTTGAATCTTCATCAGCACTATTGGCAATATTAGCCATTGCTCCAGTAGGTTCTTTAATAAATTTACTAGCTATAGTTTCTTTTTCCTCAATTTTTTCTTTGAAATCATCGCTTTCAGAATCAGAATAAATGCCAAAAAATCCTACTTTGCTATTCTTTAAAATAACTCTATCCATCAACCGCTTAAGCACCATTGCATAAGGATAATCATTTTTACAATTTGAAGGGCTTATCTCTCCAAATTCAAAAACTCCTTGCTCATCATTTATATATTGCATTACTTTTGACTTATCCCCTTCATCTCTTACAAATGACACGCAAGAAGGCTTAAATTGCTTTTCAGGTGGCTCTTTATCATTAATTTTAAGGCAGCCATTATGACTAATTATTAATCCAGTATAGCATAATTTAGAACCACCTTTATTTTTAAGTATCCAAAAATCCCCCTCGTCTAACAAATATTTACCATCTTCTATTAATTCGATAGCTTTTTTCTTTGATTGTAAATATTTAGGAGTTTGCCATACCTCCAAATCTTCCCATTGATTAGTTTTTGAATTCTTATATTTTTCTTTTGATTTCTCGCCAAAATTGTATTTAGTTAAATCTATTTTCTTTGTCATTTTTCTATTGTTTTTTAGTTAGTAAATATTCTTCTTCGGATAAGTAAAATGTTAAATTGTCCATTGTTATAGTAATTGATCCTGTAAATCCTTTCTTGCTAATTCAAAGCCGTTGTCTTCCCAAGATTCCTCTTGATCTTCTTCTGCTTTTTCTTCTAGTTTAGCTGCAAGAAATTTATTAAATATTTGTAAATGCTTATCTGATAATACTTTTTGGCTATCTCTTGAAAAATAGCATATTATCGCAGTAGCTTTTACACAAGAGCCATTGTGGTCATTGTTAATCTCATCAATTATTTCTTTTAATGATTCGCCACTATACAAGCCTTCGCTTGTGTCAACCTCAATATATAGATTGTTTTGATAGTTTTTCTCTGATTCTAAATTTGGGTATTTTTCTTTGTTCATATTGTTTTTTGTTTAGTTAGTAATTTTTAGTATTATGATGTATAAGCTTTATAAAGTCAAGTATTATTAAAGAAATCCTTAAACTTATCATGCCCATATTGACCTTGAGTTAAATTTATAATTTCTTCAACACTCAACTCTTTTCTATCATCTTTCAACCTGTCAACAAAATACTTA